TACGTCTTTCTACTCCACCTTGAGCAAGTACTTGAAAGTTTTCTAGTTTTTTACAACCTGCTTCATATACTTTAAGATCAGTACGAGCTTCCATGTTACTGGATAACTCGCCAGAATTAAATGTACTTATGTATCTATTAGGCATATTAATCTTATATTATTGGTGAAGTATTATTTCTTGCTAAAAGGAATTGTGATTCAGGAGTTGAGTAAGCTTTATTCTCAAAAGTATCAATACTTCTAGCGGCCGGCATTACTACACCTAACAACTCTTGCAATATATTATTAGCCATACTTTCATCTAATTGCAAAGGAACACAAAGTTTAATTGCTAGTTTACAAATTACAGCTTGTGCAGCCAAAGGGTCTAGTATACTTACATCTTGTGGTATATGAGTATAAGTAATATATACCTCTTCATGGTCACACAAAACAGAATTACCTTCAACTACCCATTCAGTACCATCATCATAAGCATTAGTGTTATCATATAAATTAATTAATCTGCAAAAATCACCAGGTAATTGATATTGATAAAGCCACCTAAACTCTGGCTTTGCAGATAATCGAGTAAGCTTTGCTCTTTTAGTAACACAATTCCAAGTATAAGAACGAATAATTTCTTCTAAAGCTTGATCAAATAAAATATTACATAAAGAGGCTTTGCGATTTATACCTTCAGAAGCATTTGGGTTTGTGTCTAATGAGGCAATAGTATCTGCTCCTACCTTTAAAAGAGCATGGTTACATAAATCAATTTTAGTTAAAGCCATATTGCCTCCAAAAAAAATGTAGGACTTACACTAACTGAGAAGGTAGTTAGAAGCCTACAAATATTACTTTATTTACGCAGTTTCATCTACGCCAATTTGGACAACTTTCTTCTCTTCCATACGGACAGCACCTGTACGCATACAAGAATAAGCATAGTAGTTGAACCGTTTGTCGTCACGCTTGCTGATTTCAGTCATAATCTGAGGATTAGTAACCTGACGAACTGCTGATCGTGTATAAGCAACACAACCACGAAGGCTTGCAGTACCTGCAGCAGCTTCTGGCAAGTCTGTAGTATCGCTCCAATCCAAGTTAGCAACTTCGTTAGTAGCAACTGTATCATCTACAAAAGGAAGCTGATTAGACTTGATGATTTCAAACCCAAAGAATGTGTTCAAATCACCATTAACCAAAGACTTCACATTGTTGTAGTCAATAGACGCAACAGTTGTGTTAGTCAACAGATTCTGTAATGCACGAGGGCTAACCGCAAGATATGGCTTATTCAATGGGTCAGAAAGATCAACACCATTAGTTTCCATAATTTCACGGGCTTGAGCAATCTTATCAATAGTAAGACCTGTTCCTCCATTAACGATCTTGTTATCAGCATCTAAGTTAACTTGAACACCACCAGTTTTACCAGTATGTGCTACTCCGAATAGACCCTTCAAGAACTCAATGTCATACTTACGCATAAGAGCAGTAACCTGCTGTTGAACGTATTCAGACTCTGGATTGATCAACATTTCAACTTTGTCGAACTTATCAAGCATAAGACCTACGTCATAAGCTTGTGCTGTAACCCGGCGGCGCTCATGTGTAATGTCGCTTTCAGGTGAATCAGAATAACGTGCAGCTACTTCTGAAGCAATAACTGAACCTAATTGATCGTAATACTTTTCTTCACCTACGATAGATTCTTCGAGGTGAGTTCCTTTGAATTTGCCACCCATAGTCTGAGTCAACAAATCTAAAGTACTGCCATACTGCTTTACAAATGCAGTAGTAATAGATGTAGAAGCCATTTTAATCTCCTTGTTATAATTGGCTATTTAATTAATGTTACACTAAACGGCTCTGATTATCTCCAAAGGAGGTCTTGCCTACCAGTTAACGTCTGGGTTGACGGCAATCCAGGCGGGTCTTTCGATTATCCACCTGTCATTGCGCTTACTTTTACCATAATCTAAAGTATTGTCAAGACTTTTTTATAAGTTATCGCCTAACTTTTCCATTAAATCTTTACGCTTTTGAGATATATGAAGTGGAATTTTTGTTCCAGTTTTTATATACTCAAGAACTTCAGCGTTTACATCATGTAATTGTTCCCTTATACCCGAATCAGTTTTAGTATGAAAGTGTCCAATTTCTGGATCATCGTCAAACTGTGCTGATATTTTGCCTAAAGTAATAGCTAGGTCAGGTTCAGTTAATACGCCCGAAGTTTCCATGGCCTCAATAGTTTCATCATTCATTCCATATTTAGATAGTAAACCTTTAATACCATTTAGAATAGAATCATAGCCTTCACCCCATGCATTACGAAGCTCTGTATCTTGAAGTTTATTTACTTCTTCCATATTTTTATTACGGCTTTGTAAATCATTAGCTGTAAATTCTAAATAAGTATCAACAACAGACTCAGCTTGATCTGGACTTAACCCTTGCGCATGAAGAGTTTCTTTCATTTTACCAACTACTCCATTGAAGTATTCAAAAGATTCTTCACCTGCAATTTCTTTAAACTCATCATTAGGCTCAAAATCATAAGCTTCAATATCTTTTTTCCAACCAAGCTTAGAGCGAAACTCATTCCACTCTTCTTCTGAAGCATCATCTTTAGGTATGTCACCTTTTTTGCCAGAAAAACTTTGCAGCTCTTTAACGTATTGAGCAAACTCATTAGCATCTTTGCCTTTAAGGTTTTGCCAGAACCCTGCATTTTTTATATCTTCATTATCAATTTGCGATAACATTGAATCAACAAACGCTACTTCCTCTGAAGTTTGTTCTGTTGTTTCTTCTACAGATGTTTCCTCTACTACTTCTTCTACTGTTGTTTCAACTTCTTCACTCATATTATACCTTCTCTATTTCTTTCTGGTTTAACTGCTTCTTAATTGACATGATAACATTTTTAAGAGAACTAATCTTTGCTCCAATAATAGGATCATTATATTCACTTAAATCTGTCCATTTACATATTTGAACTAAATATCTAGCAACAAGCAAGGCGTTGTCATTACGAGGATCAAACATTTTTACAAATGCCCGCCTTGTTTCTTCTGATAAATCCTTCTCGTTGTCCCACTTAAAGTCGTAGGTCACTTTATCAATAATATCCATTAAACCTCTTCTTGTTCTTCACCTAATAATTCAGCAGCACCAGAACCTTCTTCTGGGGTTTTATTTGCTTTAGAAAGAAAATCACCTTCTGCTTGCATGGCCTGCATTTCCATTTGTTGCTGTTGCAGTTGCATACGGAATACTCTGCTTTGAGTAACTTCCTCTACAGAGTTTTGCAATTCGATTGGAACCATATTTACTTCTTGGATAAATCTAGCGGTAGCATCAGGATTAATGTTATCCCATATCTCTGGTTTAACTTGTCCTACAACTGCCATCTGTTGCATTGCTGTCATTGTTCCAAACAATTCTATTTGTCTTGCAGCAATAGAAGCTTTACCAACCAAATCAAAATCAATAGCCTGGCCTGATAACTCTTCTATCTCTAACTCAGGAAATAAATTGTCTCTGTACATAATAGAAAATGCTCTTTCTAAAATAGGCTTAACAAAATATTTATTGATTCGATTTACAGCAGGTGTCAAAAACTGCAATGATAAATTCAAACGCTCTTGAGTTTCAGATGCAGTCATATTCTTTCTATTGATCAAAGGATTAAACATAGGAATATAGAAAGCATCCATTACTTCTTCTTCCTTCTTTTGAATCATAGCATCATTAACTACAACATTATCTCTAGGCATTAATTGTTCTGGTTTAGATAATGGATTACCTGCATCCCAATATATAATTGAACCCTGGTCATTACTAATTCTACGAACACTTCCGTCATTCGGAGCCAACCACGGTGGATTAGATACACGCTCTGCTCCACGAATCCTAGATACTTCCATGCGATTAATAAGTGGCAAGGTGTTAATTACTTCAGATGCGGGAGAGCGGCCATACTTTTCATAGTTGGTTTTATAAAAACGACCAACCGAGTAAGGCATTTCATCAAACCCTGACTCCATTACTATATCATTAGAAGTTAAAGACACATAATAAGATGCAACTAACTTGTTCTTTTTATCCTTTTTAGAAATATCATAATCAGTTCTAGGCATTACTACATGAATAAATTTATGCTCTTTATTACTAGTAGAAGGTGCAGTAGCTTGCTCTGCAATTTCAGAGGGACAATCCTCTCCAAATTGTTGCAAGGCTTGCCTAGAAGTTAAAGTGAACTCACGAATAACAGTATCAACCATACCTTGATAGTTTTCACAAAAATAAAACTTATCAATAAAGTGACTTCTAAAGTTTAATAAAGATTTTTTATCGTTTTCACAATACATTAAAGTTGTGCCGATATAACCACAATGGTCAATACATTGTCCCATCTCTTCATAGAAGTTAGAGTTTTCAATAGTAGAAACAAATCTTTTAGTAGCAGCAGTTAATGCACGTTTTACATTATCATTTTGCATTATATCACGATCTACTGTAACTAATCGCAACCACCTTTGGCCTTGTGGAAATAAATGACTCATCATCCCGGCAGTAAACATTCGTCTTGCTTTAATTCCTATATCAATAATTCTATCTGAATCTTTTCGTTCACCTGCTGTACGACCACCAGTTATTGTATCGTTTCTGGGATTGCAAAACTCTGCACAACTCTCATAAAGATTATTAAAGTTAGCTCGTTCAGAGCTTCCTTTTTCTCTATTATACATTTTAATTAAATCTTTAGCTTCCATTATTTATCCCATGTAATTATTTAAACTGACATATCCGCTGGTATTAATTTTTTCGCTCTTACTAACTTTATACGTATCAAATTTATCACCATATCCGGCAGGAAATAAACTTGCAATAACATCATCTAAGTATGCAGAATAACCCAATGATGTAGCATAATATCCTTCATCATTATTCCTTGTTGTAGAAAATCCAGAAAAATACCTTTGTACTCTATTACCAGTATAAGGATCAAGTCTAAAAGCTTCTGGCTGTTTGGCTTGTTGTCTTTCTATAAAAGCAGCAAAATCATCATCGTATATAAATCTATAATTCTCTGCACCATTATTGAATGAACTAGGTCCTATAGTTGTTGTAAACCCTCCGCTTGAACTTTTAAATCCTCCCGCTAGTCCACTAAAAGAATCAATACCCTGAAGTCTTGGATACTCACCAAACTGTTGCTCATAGGTTTGCTCAGGCGGTTTATAACCTGCATCTTGTCCGTAATATCCTAATACTGATCCACCTGAACCACGTTGTCCTCTAGTTACAAAAGTAGAGTAAGCCCCTTTTCGTTCTGCTAGCCTTTTCCTATCAGCGGCAGATTGTGAATATATATCCATAGGTGATGCTTCACCTGTTATGTTAGCGTATGAATATCCTAATGTAGCCACATTTTCTCCATAAAAAAATTATTACAGGCTTAAATAGACTATTTTTAATTATTAGTCAACACTTTATAAGTTATTTCTAAACCTTTTATATAAGGGTATTTCATCATTACCATCATTAAACCAACTATCTTTAGTATATTCCTCGGCTTTATCACTAACAAACTTTGGCAAACTAACAGTTGCACCACTAGATAAATATGGCGTAATAAGATTTAAATGCTTTGCCATAACCATAGTACGAAAAGCATCTGCCCCATGCGAGTGATCATCATGCACAGGTCTACCACTAGAACTTTCTCGATAGCTTTCTAGGTGTCCAATCAAATCCTCACACCTTTCATGTATTCTTAACTGAGAAAAACTTCTACGACAAACTTCTATATCCTCCAAGACCGAGTTAGTCTTCGGAACTCTTCTAAAGTTAATTCCAACTTCTTTAGCTTTTGTTACCAAATCTCCAAACAACATACGCTTAGAAACATCATGCGGTGCATAATGCCCCCCATACTTATACCCCCTGCTATGTATTGCAGTAGCATAATCTTCAATCTTCTTTCCGGCCGACTCATAGTAATCAATTATAATGGCGCAGCCATTTGAAATTTGAGCAAACACTATTGAGGTTTTATCCGAAACACCCAAGTCCCAAAAGGTAAATACTGGTGAGTTATCCATTTCAAAGTTATCAATACGCCCTTCACCACGCATAATCTCTAACTCATGGCCATAATAAGAGTTTTCAACTTGAGCAACAGCTTCATTCAAGTACTCTTGCCTAGCCATAGCATACGATATAATCCCAGAATCTATATCATCTTGAATATTTTTATACTCTCTGCCATCATACGGATTGATTTTACCTATCAATTCAGGGTTAACACTTAACTCAGAACTATTCCAGTAGGCAGTCTTAGTGTCCGCAAGTGTATACCATTGGGTAAACCAGTCTTTACGGTCTTTATTGTTCTCATACAACCGCCATAGGTGGTTTCCCTTACCACGTAACGTACCATTGAATATAACAAACGCTGAACCCTCAGTAAGAATCGGTGCTAAAAATCCAGATACCTCTTCCTTGTGTAGCGAAAACTCACTAAGCACATATCCAGAACCCCCCTGCCCTACAAAATTTAGGTTATCTGTACCGTCAATCTTGATTCTTGAACCATTAACCAGGTCTAAAAAGAAATCACTATTGTTTTTTCGCATCACAATCTCCGGTGGACAAATCAAATCAACAAGTTTACGGCCACCCGCCCACTCACAAATGTTATCCCATAACGCCCTCTGCGCCCAAGCCCGTGTAGGAAAAAGATAATAGTAGTTACCCGGCTTCTGTATCGCTCGGCTTACCATAGCACTAAAGGAAGCTACATCTTTACCTGCCCGTCTAGGCCAACTAATCAAAGAGTATTGCTTATCATTATCAAACGCCTCAAAGAAAGGCAACTGATAATCACGTGGTGTAATTGTCGGAAGTCTCACCTTCACTATTCAAACACTCCAAACATACATTCTCTATAAAATATCCCTCAGGCGTAACCACCGTTTCAACAGGGTTCTCATAACAGTCAACACAACAACATCTATAACAAATCAATGTCTTCATCTATCATCCCTTTAAACTCTATCCCGCAATATGCACAATACGTAGGATCATTTACACTCATCGGCAACTCTTGCACAAAAAAATAATTCCCACAATCCACACACTCAACATAAGATAAATCTTTTATGCGTATCTTTAATATCTCGTCCATATCCATACATTATCCTAAAGTCAAATTTTTAAAAGTTTGGTTGAGGTCATAATTACAACAATTACAAAAAACTACTTCCCGATGTCACTTTTTTTTAGACCCCCCTTTGTTGTTTCATCTGTTTTTATTTGCTTATTATTTATTAGGCCAGGCCTTTCCGGGTTCAAATCTTTAAAAGAAATAATTTCTATTGTAATATCCTGAGATGATTCACTAAGTCCGGCAATCTTTGCAAGTTTGTCAGATGCTTGTGCGTTGCCTTTACTACTCTCTTGGTATAGATGTTGCAATACGTGCGTACGTAAGGCGTCCTTGTCGTCCAGTAGATTAGGAGCAAAGTCT